TGCCCTGCCCCTCCTCCCATCCGGAGTATATCTTCGTCCGTGAGCGGGCGAGGCGGTGCGCTTGGCATGGGGCGGCTGATGAATCTGCGCTCCGTACTGCCGTCCGCGTTCTGCACGTCCACCGCGACAGGAGGATTAGCGAGCTGCTGCGCCCGCTGAAGATACATGGCCTGGGCCTGTGGACTGGTCGGATCGATGCCCGCCGCCTGAAGTGTGCGCGTGAACTCGTCGGGCTCCTGCGGGTTGGGATGCTCCTGCCGATACTGCTGCTCGAACATGAAGTTGCCGCGGGCGTCCTGAATGGAGCGGTCGTGCTCACGGTTCTGCCGGGCCTCCTCCATGCGCTGCTGAAGGTTCAGTTGCATGGCCGGAGCGAAGATCGGTTGCCCCCCGCTCATCCGCAGCAAGGCGTCGCCGATCGAGCCAGCGATCATCCTACCAACCCCCGGACCCTGCCCCGGCTGCTGCGCCGGCTGCTGGACAGGCGCGAACCCATCCGGAGCCGGCCCAGCCATCGGAAAAGAAGCAGGCTGGCCAACCATATAAGGCGCATTGCCCATGCCGCCCCAGGTCGTGGGCTGCCGTTGGCGGCGCCCGAACAGATTGCCGAACAGGCTCATCCCTTGAACCCTCCCGATGCCCAGCCAGACAGCCCAGCGCCAAGGATAGAGCCGAGAAGTGATCCGGCTCCCTGCGTCTGCGTCGTGGTCGAAGTGCCGTTGCTGTTCGCGTATTTGCCGAGCAGCGCCTGAATAGCTTCGGCATATTGAGCCGAAGGAAGCTGCGGCAGCGCGCTCGATACCGTAGCCAATTGACCGAGCCCCGACGCCGCCTGGTTCATATATCCCCGCTCATTGGCGTAATCGCCATAACGAAGCTGGTTCTCGTTCGCGGCGATCCGATCGGCCAGCACCCCGGCGTGGTTGCCTGAGCCGTACCTACCAGCGCCTTCGAACTGCGAATTGACCCCCTGAGAAATGTCCTGGTTGGTTTTCGAGAGAACGCTATCGAGATACGGATTGCCGTTCAGGTACTTCCCCGCCAGCTCGTCCCCGTAGTAATTCATGCCCTGGTTCAGCCGAGGGAGGATGTTCTGGTTGATGTTCGACTGCGCGGCCTGATAGGCGCCCTGCTGCTGGTTCGCGGCATCGTTGACGTAAGGCGCATAAGTCGGATTCGGCGCGATCGTCTCCGCTGTCTGCTGCTTTGATTTAGACTTCATGCCAGTGCCTTCCGCAGAACAACCGTGTGCTTGCGCCAGTCCTTCAACAGGCGCTCGAAACCGGGCCTCATATTGCCCTCGATAGAAACGCACCCCTCAAGCCGCGCCCATCGCTCCACTGCCCCCAGCAGATCGAGCGCGTGAGACCCCCACTCCCCGCCAAGCTGCCAGATGAAGCATTGCTTCCCGTGCTTGGTCGCTAGGAGCTGCGTCACCCCCGCCATTCCCTCGCAGATCCATAGTTGCGCGTTGCCGGACCCTAGTTCCCGTTCAACGTCCTCAATTCGGTCATCGCTCGCCTCGACCGAGCGAAGGATCAGCTTTCGAGCCGCCGGCCAACCATCCCATTCAAGGGGGGCCTTCACCATGCCGATCATTCTGTGATCGGCGCGAAGCGCGGCGGCCGGCCTCCCGAAATGATGTTCCCGCCGTCCGATCCGCCCGGAAGCGTGGGGTCGCTCGTCACCGGATCGCCCGTGGTTACCGTCCCCCCGCCATCGATCGTCTGCGGCGGAGATGTCGCGGCCGTGCCAAGGGTCTGGTTCACATAATCGGGTAGCGCAAATGTCGTGATCCCATCCCCGCCGAACGTCGTACCGAGGCAATCGAACAGCTCTGGAAAATCCACGATGTTCAGTGTCGAGCCATCACAGATCAAGTGGTTCGCGATGCTGGTGTCGACGGGCCGAAGTGTAATGTCTCCGACCGCGAGCTTGCCGCCGGCCAGCCCCGAGAACGCATTGGCGACCTGCCGATTGAAGTCCCTTTGGGTCATGGCGATCGTTGGGAGAACAACGTCATACGTGGTGCGCGTTGCGATGAAGGCGTAAAGCGCCGTCATTTCTTCATCCCCGGCGCGCCGACCAGCTCAAGTCCCTGCGAATAGGTCCAGGTCGATCCGGCGGCATGGCCGAGAGAGGGGCGAAGGTAGCGCCCTCTCTCCCTCACCGGCATATCTCCCGAAGTCGTGAGCCCGGTGTAAGCCGTGCTCGAAGCCGAATCGCCGAGACGCGCCCTTGCGCCTACGGTGAGCGTTAGGCTTGCGGTCGCGTCCGTAATGGGCCTGACCCGGAACAGCCGCGCTTCCCTGCCCCCAACGAACTCGATGTCCCCGAAACTCAGCGTCGCCGCCATGTTGGCTCCGGTCAGCGTGCCCATCGTATGGGACGTGCTGAACATGTAGAAGCGCGGATCGCCGCCGATCAAAGAGGGGTCATCGAGCGGAATGGGGACGGAATCAATATTGCCATAGAGAGCATCGAGCTCGTCGATCGAGATAGTCGGGTTGACCCCACCGAACACGATCTCTGAAGCCTGGGAGAGCATCGACCAGCGATCGAGCGACCAATTATAGATGAACATGTTATCGCCCATCGACCAGACGACGAGCGTATTCTGCGCATCGACCGCGGTTGAGGCGTTCTGCCAGCTCTTGGTCGTGTAGAGGCTGTCAAAGTAGCGATCGACCTTCTCGTTGCCGATCTGCTTCAGTTCGGCCCCATCCCACATGATGAAGCCGTGATCCGACCGCCAGAAGGCCAATTGGCCCGACTGCACGACGGAATGGACTGAGACGCAGCCCATGTTCGTCGAAATCTCGTTGAATGTGAAGATGACGTTGCCGCCGACATAGTCCATGCGGCTGATCCGGTTGCGCTGAAGGATCAGCCCGAACTCGCCGCCGATGATGCCGTTGACCTCTCCCCCAGAGGGCATGACCTGGTAATCGGACTGCCGCTGCCCGATGGTCCACCATTCGGCGTTGTTGATACCGGACCAGCGAAGTTGAGACACGTCCCCGTCGATCACGCCCCCGACAAGGAAATCCCTGACCACCCCAAGCAATTTGACCTTCGGGGGAGACCCGCCAAGAGCGGCCGTTGCCCCCGTGCTGATATTGACTTTCTGAAGCGGATCGGCCTCGTTCGTTGCGATTGCCAGGCCGCCGAACTGAGCGAACCGCCACCGGCCCCCACTTCTGAGGCTGTATCCGGAGCCGATCGACTGCCACCCACCCGCGAAGGCCCGATAGAGGTTCGTAGAGGTGCCCGCAATGATGGCTGCTGTGCCCTGGGGCGACACGAACGCTGACGCGCCCCTGCACGTCGCGGGAAGGGCTGTGTGGGTGAGAACGAACTGCTTGGCGGGCCTATAGCCGCTTTCCAAGGGATAGACGCCGGTTGCGACCTGAAGGCCGGCCTTGCTAAGGCTGGGGGGCTGATCCGGGGTCCATTCCCCGAAGAGAATCTGCATCAGACAACCTGCGGAGAGCGAATGCGCTGCGGAGACGCGCTCGATGCCTTCCGAATCCCCTGCGCGCGCAATTCGCCCATCATCTCGTCGACCGCGGACTTGATCAGTGGAAGCCGATCGTCATTCCAGCCAAAGAACTCCGCGTGAAGGAGCGAGGCGTACAAATAGAGGTCGGAATGATCGGTAAGGAGCCAGTTTGTCGTGTTCGAGCCAGAAAGCGCGGGAATCTTCTTAAAATAGTTGATGACGATCGTGTAGGTGGTGTCTGGCGTCGGCCCGAAAACGATCTCGCTGCCAGACTGGAGCGCGAAGTTTTGGGGTTGTCCCGTCGCCGCGGCCGAATAACTCCCCCGAAGCTGGGCGGGGCTCATCTGCTCCAGCGGGGTTTTCGGGTCCGTGGTGAGATAGGCCGCCCTCAATTCGAGGAAGTCTGTCGGCAGGGTGATTGTGCCGGCGGTCACCGAAGCCGTGACCGCGTCCTCCATTTCCGGAACCCGAAGCAGCCGGTTGAACCTACGCTCTGCGAAGGCGATCATCTGCTGCGCGCGGGTCGAGGTGATTTGCACCGTGTTATTGAGGAAGTCCTGGATCGCCGTTTGCAGCTCGGCCCAGGTCTGCGGGTCACTCGCCATCGGCTAGCTCCGATTCCGCGCGCTGCTCGGCGTCCGCGATGGCCTTCTTGAACTTGGCCGATTTGTTCTTCTGGAAGGTCGCCCATTTGTCCTTCTGCGTGCAGGCGTGGGCATTGGTCAGGATCATCTCGAACATGTGACCAACCTCCCACGACAGGGCGTGATCCACGAACGGCACGATCCCGGCTTCGGCGAGCTTGCGGAAGAAAAACACGTCCTCGCCGATCATCCCGATCTTGTTCTCGGTCGGCTCGAACTTGAACAGTGGCAGGAAATTGCCGTCTCCGGCCTTCTCGGCGTGATCCTGGAGGGCGTCGAAGATGCGCATATCGAGCAGCAACACCCCGAACCCGAGATGCGCCACTGGCTCGACCAGCCCATCCCTTGCCTTCTCCTCGGTCGTGTAG